GCGTTTCCGATCGAATCATACGATCGCGCCCAATTAATTTTAGTCTTCGGAGGGTTCTGATCCTGCATCTGTGCTGTCCTTCGTGACCGCTTTCTCTTTGAAAGAGGTTCGCTTCTTCGGAGGAGGAGCAGGATATGTTCTGTATCCGCAAGCGGTGCAGATCGTCTCGTTCGGATCTTCTGATTCGCGCTTACAGTTCGGACAGATTCTTTCTTTCTTCATAATTGCTCACCCCTTGTACTGCGAAAGGAGCGATCCTCTCGAAAGAAGACCGCTCCATCTCTTGAATGCTAACCGCGCGTTAGCTCGCTGCTGTTACAATCCTGCAGAACTTGTTCGCAAGCCCGATCGCAACCGCCCACCGAGTATACGAGTAAAACCTCGTCTGGTGCTTGGTCATGAGCGTATATGGATCGAGCATGATATCGAAGTTCGTGATCCGATCTCCGATGAATAGCCCATCCAGATTTCCGAAGACTCCGAACGTTGCTCCTGCTGCTGAATCGCTCACGGCGTTTAGCTGCGAGCTGGATTCGATCGGATACCCCCAGATCTGTCGTGGACCGGGACCGCCTCCTTTCGATTCAGCCCATATATACTCCCCGGTCGTGGTCTTCATACCGTATATGTAGTCCCACGTAAGCTCATCGTGCCAGAGCCAGATTGCTCCGTCTCGATCTTCCTTCGTTACTTTCCGGATCGCAGCTCGAAGGTTCGCTTCGAGGATCTCCGAGAAAGCAGTTGAACCGGAGTCGAAGACTTCCGAGTATCCAGCGGCTGCGGTGAAGAGTCCGGAAGCAGGATCGCCAACTCCGGTAAACGCCACGGAATCGATCGCTTTCCCGGTAGCTTCCATGAACTGATCGAGGATCACGCCGACGAGACCGCCGTTGATAGCTGCATCTTCGAGCAGTTCGTTCGAGGTGATTCCGTATCCATCGTAACGCTTCGCGGTCAGCGTCACCTCTGCGAAGGTCGGGTTCGTCGCGGTCGCTTCGTTTTCCTCCGCAGTTACCCCGACAGATACTTTCGCGTTTTCAGCGGGTACGGTCTGGACGTCTGAACTCATCGAGAAATGTCGCGCTCCAGCGAGAGCGACGGACGATTCGCGAGCGTACCCTACCAGCTCGAAGCGCTGCTCGGTCGGAGTAAGATATCCACCTTCGGAATCTGTTCCCTCTTGGTTCGCTGCTTTCGCTTGCATCTCTGCAACTTCGAGAGGAGAGCGACCTTTCGCTCTTTCGTATAGATCCACCATGAGCTTCGCCACGCCCATTGCGACATCCGGATCTTCTTTGAACCGCTTATTGATAATGTCGCGACTCTTCTTCGTTCGCGCGAGCGCTCCAGCTCTCTTGACTTCGCGGTTCAGATTGTATCCGCGCGTTGCGCCCGGAGGAGTATACAGCTCGACCTTTCCTGCGCCGACTTTGATATGATCCCCTTCGAGTCCGTTGGATCCGTCGAAAACCTTCGCTTGCTCCGATCGCAGCGTTGCGACCTCGCCTTCCAGATCCGAGATCTTCTCTGCGGATTCTGCTTTCGCTTCCTCTCTCGCGATTTCGAGAAGCGTCTCGTCGTATTGCTCGGAGTAGATCTTCGCCTGTTCCGGATCCTCTTCCTTCGAGATGAGTTTCTTCAACAGACTGAGATTCTTCCGAAGCATCTCTATCTTGTTCATAAATTGCTCCTGTGATTGTCTGCGAAAGTATTTCGGCGTCGAGCTGGTGTCGCTTCTGCTTCCTGCTCTTCCGGATCCTTCGCGATTTCCTCGATCCTACCACGCGAATTGACCGAAGACAAGGATTTTATCGCGAGCGCGACTGCGCTGTCGGAATCGACCGATCGGAGGATATCTGCTTCTCGATTCGAAGGGATCGATACGACCGACAATTCGAGCAGTTCCCACCGAGTACATATTCCGTATGGAAGACGCGTGAATGTTTCTCCTCCGCGCGTTACTTCCTGCGGAGCGATATCGTTCTCCGACATAAGCTTCTCGATTTCGTCTACGTTCGTGACCCACTCCTTCGGCATGAATCCGATAGAGGTCTGGTTCAAGAACTCGCCATCGACCAGCGTCCGGATCTGCTGCGCGAAATCGAGGTCCGAGAACTTCCATCCGATCTGGATTCTTCCGTCCTTCTTCATAAACGCTTCGACAGCGCGGCCGATCGGAAGTTGCTCCTCCGAAGGACCATCGAAGGACATCCAAGCGTGGCCATAGAATATGACCGGATTCGTCTTCAACCACGATTTTAGATTCTCGCATCCGCTCGGAAGTATGATCTCATTGTCGCGATCGATCGCTTTCGTGTTTGCGATTGCTCGATAAACCTCATCGTCGCCCTTCGCTTTGATCTGCGAGTTTAGGAATAGCTTCTCCATCTTCTTCACTCCTCTTCGTCGTACACGGCAACTTGCGCGCATCGACAGTTTATGACTTCTCCTGCGGATCCTTCCGGATCCAACGGATATCGAAGTCCGTTCGAATATTTCTCGCCCGGGAGAACCGTATGTCCGTCCAGATGTTCGTGCGTATCGCGCACCTTCGCGTCATGCGTTGAGATCCACCGAAGCTTCTCCGGATCCGTCATCATCATCGATTCATATCGAGCTTGTGAGTATGCTCCGTGGATTTCCGTCCGAGCGATCGTCCGCGCTCTCCTCGATACGTTCGCGAGCGACTCTTTCAATCCTTCCGCGAGCGCTGCTGCTGCTTCATCTTCCGTCCATCCTTCATCGATCGCTTGCGAGAGGATCGCGCGGAGATGATCTTTCACGGTCGCTGCTGCGTTCTTCGCGATTCCTTTGATCTTATCGCCACCATGATTCATGAGCACTTGGTTTACGATTGGATCCGGTTCGAATCCGAGCTGTTCGAACTCCTCGATCGACTCGATTCCTGTCTCCGCTGCTTCGCGCGCTCGGAGCTGGACGATATCGAGAAGATCATCTTCGGTGTACAGATCATCGATCCATCCGAAGTCCTCTTCGGTTAAGATCTTGAGATGAACCTCGTTCTCGTTCGGACGCTTGATAAAACGCTGGAGGATCTTCTTCTCCGTTTTCTTGAAGTAGCTCCGGATATCTCCGCTCGCTCTCGATACTGTGGGTTGTATCTCTTGCGTGATCTTGATCCAGAGCTTCCGGTGCAGGATTGCCAGCGCAGGACCGATCGTGCGCGGAGCTTTCTGCTCTTCCTCTTCCGGAGGAAGCGCCGGCGCGAGCTGCGGTTCGTCGCCCCATTCAACCTCCGGGAAACCGAGATCGAATCGATCATTGACCTGATTCAACGTATAGCCGATATCGACGAAGATCCGCGCGGTCTGCGCTTTCTCCAGAGCTTCATCGTTCAGAACATCGATCGCTTTGATATCGAAATAGCATTCATATCCGCGAGAGGAGAAGAAAGAAGTATTGAACTCCGTCTGGATCTTCTTCATAAGCGGAAGGAGCGTCTTCTTCCAGAACGAGAGATCCGCGCTCTTCGCGGTCGCGTAGTTGATATCTTCGTAGAGTTGAAGCTCCGCTTTCGGAACTCCTTCCACCATCGCTACGTCCTCGCGGTTGAATTTGCGCGCTTCGACGAACTGCATATCGCGGTTGCTCTTCCGCATATCCTCCGCTTTGAGACCGCCCTGCAGGACCAGAGCTTTGTGCGCGTTCCCGACTCCCTTCCGCGAGGTGATAAGCTCCTGCTGCAACCGGAGATAATCTTCATCCTCCAGATTCACTCCTTCCGGAGTCGAGAAGACCACTCCTGCAGATACATCATTCTCGAAGTAGACGCGGTTCTGTTTGATCGCGCCCCAATCCGTCGCGTTCGTCAGCTCCAGCGCAGAGAGCAGCGAGAGACCTCGAAGCTTCGCGTATGGATTCGCATATTTCGGCATGATCGTATCTTCCGGAAGGTGGAAGATATCGTCTCCTCCTGCTTTCTCCAACCAACCTATAAACCGGTTATTGCGGAGCGCTGCTCGAACGTTCCACGGAGGCGTAGGCCATAGGAAGCGTGGGATTCCAGGCGCGCGCTCGAACTCCTCTTCGAGAAAGATCGGAGCATCGCCCCAACCGTCCATATACGTAACGATCAATTCCCACATATCGAATTGCGAAGAATACGCGTTTACATCATCGAAGAGTTCCACCATCGGACCGTCTTCGAGCGGTTCATCCGCTCCTTTGAGCTTGATCCGGAATGGCACCTGTGCGATATTCCGCGCTTTCGCGTTGATCGCTGCGCGCACGACAGGGAGCTGC